GGTGATCTAATAATTCTATAAACTAACATCGCGTCTTCAATTAGAATTAATTGACGCCAAATTCTTCTTGCACCTTCTAAAACAGAAGATCCATAAGGTAGAAATGCATCACTACCTAATAATCTAAAATGCGATACTTGCCAGTTTTCTAATACTCTGTTTCCTTGTGTAACCCAGCGAAATCTTACAGCAGTCATTTCTTCTGGATCAAAACCTTCTTCTCTTTCAATCTCAGCAATTGGAATAGGAAATGCATTAACTACGCCATACTCAGGTGAAATATCATTAAATAGAAAAAAGTCTCCATATTTACATAAATTTCTAGCCCACATAGAAAGATTAAATTCTATATTAAGCGTGTCATAAAATAAGTTTTCTAATAACTCTTTTATTTTTCTATTTTCTGTAAAAATATGTAACGTTTTACCTTCAGAATCAGCTGCTGTGCATTCTTCTGAGTAAATGTCTAATGCACTACAAATCTCTGGAGTTGCCTCCATTTCAGAGAAATCTGAGTATCTTGCCATTCTATCATAAGAGCCATATGCGCTTATTGTGCTATTATAAACGTCACTATGTGCCTTCTTAAACATTTCAAGGGATGTAGGTGAAGAACTTCCTTTAAATTGCTTTACTTTTCTTCTAATAGTTGGTCCAGATCTAAATAATGTTGTTAACTTTTTAAATAAATTTTCTTCTGCCATTAAAATAACCAATCAAATTCTGTTCTTCTACCAATTAAACTGCTACCTGATAATTGGTTCTTTATCCCGTCAGTCATTGTAACAGGCATAAAAGGATTGAAGTATGTGTTTATGTTCT